CCTGCGGAACCGAACATTCCGAGTGGATCAGACCAGCCGAATGAATAACGCTCACGAGACTTGTAACGTACGTTACCAGTATCAAAGTCGCCGTCCATCGAATTCTGGAGAGGAACACGAACGAAATGCTTCATACCGTTAGGTACATCAGTGGTCAAGAACCAAGCATTGGTGTCGGTCAAGAAGTGGTTAATGGTGTAACCCTCTGGGATCGAACCGTTGTTCTTAATTGCATTGATGTCGTTGTCATTCGTACCAACACGGAGTTCGGTTTCTAGCAAACGAGTTGCAACGAACTGCAATGCAGGTGGAACAATCAACTTACGTGGTTTAGCAGCGATAAGCAGCGAACGCTCGTCAGTCCACAAGCTGATTTGAATAACGGCGGCTTCCAAGGAAGTCTCGTTAAGGTCAGCGGGAGTGGTTGGGATGTTGCTGTTAGTGCCACCAGAGACGAGTGGGTGGTTGTTTGCAAATAATGCAACACCGTCACCGCCTGGATAGCTTGCGCTAAAGCCGTTGTTTAATACAGAAGCAGCACGGACTTGCTTTGTATACGCCATGGAACGAGCCAAAGCCTTGGTATAACGAGCAGACAAGGAGTCATACAAGTTATCTTCAATTGCTTCTTCGGTCAGAGAGAAACCCTGAGCGATCGTTACGTGGGTATAGCGAGCTGTCCAAGCCTCTTGACCGTTGTCATAAGCAATCGGTGCACCCTCGTTCTTCACGGGAGCAGCACTAAAGCCTGATAACTTGGTCTCTTCTTCGAAGGAACGCTCAGAGGTCTCAGTTTCATAGATCTCTTTGTGTTCTTCACCATAGCGAGCGTACTCTAAGCCAAACAAAGCGTTAAGGCCCGGTAGCAACTCTTTTAGTAGTTGTGCACGAGAAATAGCCATTTATATGCTCCTTAAGCTGTGTAATCCAAGCCAGTAGTATTGTTGTACTGGTGGTTGTTGAACTTAACTACTACCTCACGGAAAGCAGTCGCATTTGCGGCAGTGTCAGGAATAACAGCAATAACACGGAATGGGAGCACGTTTGAATTGCCTTGCGAGCTAGTCGCAAAAACAGAAACAGCGGAGTCACCAGTGGTGTTAGAACCAGTACCTTGAACAACAGCCATGTTGGTACCAACGATGCTTTGGTTAACAGTGCTCATAGCACCATTAGACAAAGTAACAGCTACTTTAAAAGCAGCTAAAGGATCGTCAACTACATAAGCAATAGCAGAAGTCGCAGCAGCATTACCTGGGTAATACTGACCTTGAACAGTCTGACCTTGCGAATTTACGTACTGAACACCAACAAACACACCAGCAGTGGTGGTTGCGGTATTGGCAGATACGTTGCTAGTAACTAGCGATTTTGCAATTGTGCCACCTGCGACAATATTAACAATGTCACCATTGTAGATTGGGGTGTTATATGTGGATGCAATCGGAATCTGACGAACTGCACCTGCATATGGCAAGCCATCTACACGGTTAATTGCTTGTAAGCCGTAGGGAGCGTCAACGGTTGGATAAGCCATTTAAATACTCCTAATTAATAAGTTATGAACCTTTACCAAAGGAACTCGTAGTTTTTTGCTCATTGAAGAGCGGCATACGTGTATCGCTTTGGCGCATAAGAGTGTTCTCTACAGCCTCCATTTGAGCATCGGCTTGACCAGAGTAATATTTGTTACGCTGTTCAACAAACTCAATTGGGGTTTTGCAAAGTAACAACCCGCCAATCTCAATATTGTCTTTGTATCGACTATTGGGATCGACTAGCATTTGAAATTTTGGCTGCTCTTCAATACGTACTGGTTCCCAACCTTCTCTGAGTTTGGCAGATAAGTTACGTGGGTCAGCTTGGTTTAAAGATGCAACACGGATCCACCGGTAAGCGTAGCCAGCCTGTTTGTCAGGTTCCGGCAATAACTCTGGAGGAGCCCAATGCGTGGGGCGCTCCACTGCGGTGCGTTTGTCTAATTCACGGGTCAGTCTGTTTTCAGCCATTTGAAGCCTCCAATTTACGTTGTTCACGGGCATACACTTCGGGTGTCAGGCCAAACTTTTTGATGATGGCCATCTGTGACTGCTTCAACCGTACCTGTTTGGAGGACGTTGAACGTGTCGCCGGAGCTACAACCGTACTTGGCTTCGCTTTCTCCTGAGCTGTTTGGGGCTCGGGTTGTGACTCAGCCTGACTGCTTTCTTCCTCGGTATCGAAATACTCTGGAAACTTTTTGCGCATTGTTTTATCAATGTGCTTGAAGTACCGATCTGTGCCTACGATGTTTGGACCATATTCATCAATCAGCTCTTCATGTATACCTACAGCAAAATTTGACATGGCTTTTTTGGAACCATACCAAGGATTTTCATCCAACCAAGCTTGTGTTTTGGCATCAATCTTGGGGGTATTTTGCTGAGCTTGTGGTATTTGTACTTCATTTTCCTGCTCTTGTAAAGCGGTAGGTTTAAATTGTTTTGCCTGTTGCGC